ATTTGACTATAATTTAAACGTGTGGAATATTCCGTCTATCTCAAAAGCTACATCATATACGTCTGTAACTGTCTTTAGTTTTTCGACCTGCTCGGGGGTGTAATAGCTGTTTGTGTTTCTCCACCCAAGAAGGCCTTTTCTCCAATTTATGACCTTTTTGCCTTTTTTGTCATCGTTAACAAGAAAGTCATCGAGTACAAAATTATCTATGTCATTAACGTAGTCGTTGATGATTTTTTTCGCTTCTTCGATATTCATTTCTTTTACCTCCTTATATTTTTTGTACTGTTCCCAAAGAAACTTTACAAATTCCCCTGGGTAGCGGAGGCCGAGGTCAACCGCCTCATGCCTCATTTCCCTGTCTATATCGTCTGGTAGGTTCATGTTTGTACGGGCCATTATCTTTCCCTCCTATTATTAAACCCTCCTTGCCTCCGGGGCTATGCGAACAAGGTACTGTCGGGGTATTCCTGAAGAAACATATCTCTGTCCTCGGCAAATTCTTCTTCGTCCTTCACTTGTTTGCCAACCTTTCCTTTTTCTCTTCCCATGTTTCGGGCCTTATATACAGCCCCATATTCGGTTTACAGTCTACTTTTACTATATTGTCATCTTTTACATCTATAAACCACTTGTCTGTATCATATCGTCCACAATCTGGCATACCATTTGCCACAGTGACGATATATCCCTTCTTAGTGTGTTGCACTTTCAAGATATCCGCTTCCGATATCTTGAAAAACGATCTAACCCATTTGTTGTTGTTAATTGTGTTTATTAGTTCTGTGTTAGTCAGCTTCATTTTTCCAACCTCCTATATATTAGTACTATATTTGTATCGCTCTGATTACATTGTAGCACCGCAACATCATCACATCAACATTAGTATAACCCCATAAACAGCGATTATACGCAATTAGCACATGTAATATATGGATAGCTAACTATTTCGCAATATTTCTAATTATTTCATATTATTTGCCCTATGCGGATATTTTCCTTATTTATAAGCGAGGTGATAGGCATGGCAGAAAACGGCAGATATACACCGACAGCCGCGGAAGAAAAATTACTTGAAGTACTGTTAAACCCTAAAAATAGAGACAAAACAATCGCTGAAATATCTGCCATGGCAGGGATAGGCGAAAGGACATATTACAGGGCCATGGAAAAACCCGAATTTATTGACTATTACAACAACCTGGTGTTGCAGATTATGAAGGGCAAAGTGGGTGATGTGCTCAAGGCTGTGGCTAAATATGCAATAGAGGAGCCACGTTGCCACCAGGACAGGAAGATGCTACTTGAGATGGCAGGCATATATACGGAGAAGAAAATACAGGAGATAACCGGCAAAGACGAAGGACCTGTTCGGATAAAACTGGAGGATTATTTTAGCACGGAGGCACAGGATTAACAAGGGCTATCCTAATTATCCAAAAGGGTAATTTTGTATAATTGTGGATAAGTAGGCAAAACCCTTGAAAACGCAGGGTTTAATAGGTGATAATATGAAAACAGCCAGAGAAATTATAGAAAAACGGAAACAGTTATGGCAAGAATACAGCAGCCTTGTTAAAGACCAGGCATATATCGAAGCTGTTGCCGAACACCTTCTGACAGATGCAGCAGAGGAATTACGCCAAAGCATACAAAACCATCCCGAATACCTCATAGAAATGCTATTTGTTATCGTTGACAAAGACAAAAAAACCGTGCCGTTTTTCCTAAACGATGTTCAGCAACAGTTTATTGATGACCTGAACCAAGCCATAGAAGATTATAAGGCCGGGAAACGATTACACTTGAAGTTTTTAGTTCTTAAAAGTCGTCAGCAGGGTTTTACTTCCGTGATTACAGCGTATCAACTGGCCTGCAGTATAACACAAAAAAACTTTGCCGGCTTTACCCTGGCAGACGATTCTGAAAACACAGAAACAATATTTGCAGATAAAGCCAAATTTCCATACTCACAACTGCCCGAAAGTATTAGGCCAACGGAAAAATATAATAACAGGCGTGAGTTCCACTTTGAGAAACTTAATTCCCGGTGGAGAGTAGCCACGGCCGGGGGAAAAAGTGTAGGGCGTTCCAAAACGCTAAACTTCTTTCACGGTTCGGAGGCGGCGTTTTGGGATAATTTACAACAAGTGTTGGCAGGGCTAGGGCAGGCACTAACAAATGATAGCATACAGATATTAGAGAGTACAGCAAATGGATACAACGAGTTTAAGGACCTTTGGGATGACGGTGAAAACTGGGAGCAGAAGTTTTATGAATGGTGGAAAACACCTGAATATGCACAAAACTTTGAAACCGCCGAAAAGGAGGCCTCTTTCAAGCAAAGGGTAAAAACGTCCCCTGATTGGATATATACCCGCTGTAAGTGGCTTGTTGAGTTTATAGGGTTAACCTGGCAACAGGTGTATTGGTATTACCTAAAATGGCTTGATATTAAGGAGCTGATAAAGCAAGAATACCCATGCAGTGCAGACGAAGCGTTTCTCGCATCGGGAAGGTGCGTATTCGACAGGGACAAAATTATACAGCGCAAAGAATACCTAAAAAAACTATACCAAAAGCAGTCGCCAAAGTGCGGTTATTTTATTTTCGAGTGGCAAAACGCAGATGCAAAGGACCGCATCAAAGATAATACTATCAAATTTATTGAGGACCCGAACGGGTACATCTGGATATACGAGGAAGTAGAAAAAGGATACCCGTATGTAATCGGCGGTGATACAAAAGGCGAAGGTTCAGACTTCTTTGCGGGAACCGTGATAAATAATGTTACCGGAAAACGTGTTGCCGTATTACATCGAAACCTTGACCCTGACACATATACGCATCAGATGTACTGTTTGGGGCGATATTACAATAACGCTTTAATAGGCATAGAAATTAATTTTGATATATACCCGGTCAAAGAACTGGAGAGGTTACACTACCCAAGACAATATACCCGAGTGGTGGTCGATGATAAGACCAACAAAAAACAAAATAAGAACGGGTGGAAAACGGACGGGAATACTCGTCCGTTAATCATTTCCAATGAGATAGTTTTAATCCGGGATAATATTGACCTGTTTACTCATATTGCAATGCTGGATGAATGCCTGACCTTTGTATATGACGATGAGGGCAGGGCGGACGCAGAATCCGGGAAACATGATGATATATTGTTCTCTGACATGATAGCAAATAAAATCCGTGAACAGCAGCGCATGTATGTAGAAACAACTAATCTGCCTAGAACAGCACCAAGGCGCAGAATCAACCCGCATACGGGATATTAAGGGGTGGTAACATGGCAAAACAAAAAGAACTTGACGAGCGCAAACAACTTATACTGCACAGGTACAACTATTCGCAGCAATGGCGTAGAAATTGGGACGATAAATGGCTGAGATGGTACAAGCTGTACAGGGGTATAGTGCCGAAACTAGAGGAAGAAGGCAGGAGCAACCTGCATATACCTTACGCATATTCAACTGTGGACACTGTCAGGAGTAAACTTATAAGCGTTATATTAGCCAACAGACCCTATATATCCTATGTGCCCAAAGATGCTGACGATGTGGAAAATGCTAAAAATATGGAAACGTTGGTAGATTCACAGTTGGCCCGCACCGATGCTGACACATACATGAAATTTTATAACCTTATCACCGATATGCTTATATACGGCGCATGCCCGTTCGAGGTGGGCTGGAGGTATGAGGTTAAGACTGTTAAACGGAAAGTACCTCTCCCTGCACCGATGGGTATTCCGCTTGGATATACGGAGCAGGAGATAGAGATACCGCTATGGGATGACCCGGACTTTCAACCGTTTATGATAGATGATTTATTCCCCGACCCCGAGGGCACCAGTATAGATGATTGTGCCTGGGTGATACGCAGAAGGTACATCACCGAAAACGAGCTTAAAAAGAAAGAGAAGGAAGGTATTTACAAAATCAAGGATTGGGAGGATATACGCGCCGGTGCCCAGGAGATAGCCGAAGGTAAACAGG